GCTGTGTACAGCTTAACGAAAATAGGATATTATCACTGTAATATCCGACGACTTAAAGCATGATAATTATCTTGAGATTCATAATACTTATGATAATCAGCCCAAGAGGTTGTAGCACCACGAATGTTGTAATTTAATTTCAATCCAAGATTATACTGAATAACCAGCTCATAATCAGGAAAATCCATCATGTTCTTAAAAGTTTCATCATCAAATATTCCAGCAGTTTTAAATTTCTCTTGAATATATTGATCAACATTATCCAACGCATTATCTTCATCTTCATATTTGCTTGTGGGATGATAATCACAATTTTCGTCATAAAGCATAGATTGCTTAAAGAATTCTTGATAAACACATTTATAAATCTCATAATTTTCAAGATTTATTCCATTAGTGATGGCAAAGCAAACCATTCTTTTAGTTATATCTTTAGCATTCAAAGCTTTATTGGATGACAAAAATGCCTTAGCACCTGCAATTGGACGCATTGGACGAGCAAAAACAACATGATAATGACCTTCAGGATATTCAAATTTCATGAATCCATGTTGCAAAAAATTTGGATAATGTGACTTCAACGTAATTGGATCATCAATAAAAATTTTCTTGCATTCATATATATCAGAAACAGGAATATTCATATTAAATAATCTAAGCATCAATGCAGAAAAAACTTTGATATCAAATTTCAACTTCTTATCAATTACCATTAACCAATCATCGCCGTAAACCTTAATACGTATCATTCTTACAATTTCAGAATACTTGACTCCTTTATTCATCAACAACATAACAAATCGCAACATAGTTACATTGCAAAGAGAGTTCATAAGCGCAGTTAAATAATGTCCACTAGGCAATAATCCATTAATAAAGATCGGTTGGCCAGAAGTCGGATCTAAAACATTTTTTGACACCAATGTTGTACAGACACGTGAACATATCATTTTCTGGAATATTCCTAAAGATCCTTCAGCGAATTTAAATTTACGCATCATTAATTGAATATGGAGCTGCATAAGCCAATGTCTCATTCGCCAATCATATTTTACGAAATCTCCATGAACAACATTTTTATTGTCAAGAATTTTAGTCTCAAGTTTATCCAAAACCACTGATGGAACATCAGATACATCATCTTGATCGACTTCGAACATCTCAGAAAAGAAAGACTTACCACACCCGAGAACCTTAAGACCAATAGCAGTAGGAATGTTCATTTCTTTTGTTCCAGATCCAGTACGCAATAGACCAGCAAACAACATCTTACATATCAAAAATAATTGATACGCAGAACCATAAAACAATCGCTGCTTATAATAGTTTGGCAAGAAGTTTCCGTGATCATCAATTTTTGGACCAGCAACTTCAACTTTGAGTGCGGATTTGTATACATTAGTAACAACTTCATCAACCAAATTCTGAGCTTCAACAATTTTACTACTTTCAATAAATTGAAGAACAATTTTGAATTTATCCACCATATACTCAATAATTGGTAATAATGTCTCACCTTTTGACCGACCAGACAGGCCGTAAACACTACCAACGCTGCTTTCATTAGGAATTTCATAAGGATAAGCATTAACATCAAGAAGATTAGGAAATTCAATAGAACCATCTTCACATTGGTGCAACTCATTAACAGTATGTTGCGCGCCAAAACCAATTCCTTGTATATTATCAACAGGAACATGATCATGTGTTGGAGCAATGATGTTTTTAATCAAATTTGAAACACCAGAAAAATCATGACCGCAATACCACGATTCATGAAATCCCACATAATCAGACGGAGAATTGATCAAATAACTTTTTTTGCATTCACAACACAAAAAAGGTCTAAAATCAATAGAAAATGTATATCTAGCCGAAAGACATTGAAAGCACAAATGAGCACAATCACATGAAATGCCAGCAACCCGTTCATTAGAACATGCACGACAATCAGCAATAACCAATCGATTATTAACCATCGCAATTGCTTGCAACGATTCAGCAGATACATCAGGACGATTTGAAGCAACTGCCGGACGATTCAAATGAGACGCTGAAGTGGCACTGTAACATGCTATGCCACTAGCATTAACCATGCTCTTTGTTATGTTAGTCACAAAACTACGCGATACACAATAGTTATTTATCAATGTTTGAATTGATTTTCCAGTAGCAAGATAATGCGGTTCCATTTCCATCCTCTCTGCTTCCAATAGTGAAACACTCACAATATTTTCGGCATCAATCCTAAATTCGGAGGCCCTAGCTTTAGGTTTGAATTCAACCTTGAAGGTTTTAATATCTTCATCTACAGAAACAACGGACGATTTAATTGAGTTGTTGTTGATTATCTTTTTCATTATATGTCTTTCGTAAGATTTGTATGGTAGAAGAGCCTTCAGGAGTTGGTAAGTGGACGGTATGATGTCCAGAAAAGAAACCTTGGAAATCGGACAGCTCGCGAACAAAGCCTGTCC